CAAAGGGTATGACTCTTCCTACCTTGGACAAACTTCAGGAGAACGCTGTCTTTATTCTCACCATTGTCGTGTCTACATTCTTTTGGGTGTTTAGCATTGTCGCAGTGTATACTCTGTTTATGCGGCAGTATGAGACAACCGGTCGTGACATCTTCCGTATGATGGGATATGGAGCAGCAGCTGCATCTGCTCTATTTCCTGGACTCGGGTATCTCATCATCTTCGGCTACTTTGGTTTGAATGCATTCTTGAAGGAATATGTCACTCAGTAAACAATGATTCAACTCAAGTGGTTGGTAGCAGGGTTGATATTTGGACTCTTGATTTCCACGGTCGTGATTCCACCCACGAGGAAAAAGATTACCATTCCTCAACCCAACGATTCCAGCATCTATCATACCGACACAGGATGTGTTCGGTTTGAGGCAGTGGAAGTGCCTTGTGTTGCGGAAGCAGATTCGCTGAACCTTCTCGCAGCTAAGAACAATGCTTAAACTTGTGGAGGCTGTTGAACGTGCGTCTCCCTTCTTTTCCTTCATTATCGGACTAGGATTCGCGGTGATTCTGTTTCACCGGCAGTTTGATACGATTCGGACGCTGGGAATTCCACTCAAGGATGCGACGGAAAAAGTCGTCAAGGTAGACGGCAAATGCTACCGATACCGCGTGGAGGATGCGAATTGCGAAAACACCTCTAAGGAATAAACAATGGACGACGCAACATCTCTGGACGCCTTACTGAACGCAACGCCTCAGGGCCCGCAGTCTCAGCCTCCTGTGATTCCCATGCCCAGCATTCCTGCTCCGGGCTATTCGGGTATGGCACCCACGTTCAAGCCTAGTCTGCCTGCGATGCGGTGGATGGCATCGTCTGCGAGTCTGTACATCTCCTTCTTCCTTGCGGCAGTCATCATCTCGCTATCGACGCCCCGCAATCTTCTCCTTCAGTATGTCCCGAATGCTTATACGGGGTCGGGCGTTGTCAGTCTGACCGGTGCTGGAGTTCTCGGGGTTGCTGCGGTGGTTCTTGCGAATGTCATCAATGGCTTTCTGGCTGGCTTTCTGGGTTAAGAGTGCCTTGAACATGAGTGTAAGCTTCTTGATCTGATGAGTTTGTGCTACCTTGTCGGGAAGAGGAAACTTGTGTGCCAACACCAGCATTTGCTGGCAACTTTGAATACGTCTGTCAATTGGAAACATGGCAGAGTCCATGGTTATACAGATGGAAAATCCGTTTTTGTAAGAGCAAAACGTATTTTTCACGTCTACTTCGACTGTTCTTATGGAGCCTAACTTTGCAGAACTTTACGACAAGGAGGATGTGGAAGTGCTACAGGATATTTATGATACCGTCCATAGACTTGGACTATGGGAGTGGTTTAAGGAGTTTAACCCTCACCCGAACGAGGGATTCATGTTTACGAGTGACATCAACGTTGCGATGATCGGAAAAGAATTAAAGCACCAGGGTCATAGCGGGGCTTCGTTCGGTTGTGCAATGAGACTTGTCCATCACATTGCCCAGCACGGATGGGAGAACCACAAGAATGAAGCCATCAAGAGACATGGTGCTGCGTGTCCGTGTCGGCGTGCTCAGGGGAAGGCAACTCGTTGGTGCGGACGTGCTAGTGGCGGTATTCCAGCATGTGAGTATTAACGAAGCATGTAATAGACCCACAAGAGGTTGACCCAGACACACCAGAGGGATGCGTATGTGCCATACTGGGCATGGTAGATGTAGAAATACGCGAGAAGACCTAACATGATGGCACCCACTTCGCGAGGAAGCAGATAGTATGTGCCTAATACCAACCCGACCCAATATGGAACTGCTTCAAGGGACGCAGGGTCAAAATTCCACTTCCATGCGAAGTGTCCATCGTCTGCGACGACAAACCGAAGGTCACGCGACCCGTAGAGGAGTTCAACGATGGCTTGAATCACAACATAAGGGAGAATAAAGGCATACTTTTTCGCTTCATAGAATGCCGCGACGGGTTGAGCAAACAAGACAAACTTTCCGAGCACAGCAAGAATGCGTTCATCGACCGCATGTATCCATCGAAGGCCTTCGACCAGCTGCATTTGAGATACGACAAAAGGGAACAAATAAGATTTCCCTTGTTGCGACAAGATGAATGAACATACCATTCCAAACGCCCATGTTCCAAAGGATACTTCTGCACTGTAACACATGCTTACAAATAAGAAAACACAATAACACAATGTTCCCGATCTTCTCTCCTCAATTCATGCGGGATCCTCCTGCTTTCTTCCATCCTCGTATTCTGGTGGGACCGGGCATGTTCTTAACCCCTTATTTTGCTCAGAAACACGATATCACACACGTAATTAACTGTGCCAACGACGAAGTGTCGCCTTCCTGGTGGAGGACAGTCTACCCCACCAAATACAAGGTCTTGAATGCGATTGACTCTGTGTCTGTCAACATACTAGACTGGTATCCTGAGTTTGAGAACACGATGAAGGAGTTTTTGCGTGAGGGAGAGGGTGTGGTGTATGTTCATTGTCAGGCAGGCATGAATCGGTCTGGGTCGTTGGCACTCGCATATACTTGTAAGAATTTGGGGATGGGGTTTGATGAATTGGTTGCCTCTGTCAAGAAGCAACGTCCTTGTCTTCTTCAAAATCCAGTCTTCATGAACCAAGTGAAGGAATTTGTAAATGGACGTGTTCAAGATTCGGAAAACAAGGGAATCTCATTCCTCCAATACCACGATCGGTACGCTGGATTCTTTACACCAGGGAATCGTCCAATCTCTCAAGGAATCCAAGACCAAGCAAGAATCCCTACGCCAAGAGATGGAAGGATTGCAAGCGGAAATATCACGCCTCTGTACGTCGAACGATATCACGAACATAGTGAAGGCAAATCAGCTTGAACAGCGAGTTCGCGAGATTCAAGAAGAGTTGGAACATTCGCATCCAGTCGAGGAATACTATCTGAAAAACATGGACTTGTTGGATGAGTATTACAAGAAGCAGGATTCATCTGTGGCGGCGCCTACACTCCACCCTAAGGATGCCAATACGTTTCTCAAGTTCTTTACACCTGTTGCACCCACTGAAACAGGCCTGAGTCGCAAGCAGATGTTTGACGAGTATGTCCAGCGTATGAGATTGTCGAATGGTCCTGATGTGGTTCAGTTGATGACGGAACACTGTCAGCAGTGTAATGTGGCTCGCGAAGAGATTTCGTCGGAAGGCATTCTGGTGTGTCCCAAATGTGGCAGTGAGGAGTATGCTCTGGTTGTGTCTGACTTTCCTAGTTTCCGCGATCCTCCCAAGGAGCGGAATAACTACGCTTACAAGAAGATTAACCATCTGAATGAGATTCTCAATCAGTTTCAGGCCAAGGAAAGCACTATCATTCCTGAGGAAGTGATGAATGAAGTGATCCTCGAGATTCGCAAGCGTAGGATTACGAATATCGCAGACTTAACGGAGGAAGACATTCGACAGATTTTAAAGAAGCTCAACAGAAGTAAGTATTATGAGCACCGGGCCCACATCCTCTCTCGACTCAATGGAAATCCGCCTCCTACCATTACGCCTGAAATTGAGGAGAAGATTCGCACCATGTTTCAGGATATTCAGGCTCCTTTTCTGTTGTACTGCCCGAACGACCGAACGAACTTTCTGAGCTATTCCTACATTCTCTACAAGTTCTTTGAGTTGCTGGAGTTGGATGAGTTCAAGGTGTATTTCCCGTTGCTCAAGTCGAGGGACCGACTGATAGCTCATGACATCATCTGGCAGAAGATTTGTGCGTATTTGCAGTGGGAGTTCATTAGCAGTGTCTAATCCTTGAACAAGACCAAAAACAAAAAGAAGCAGGTATAGATGAGAATTCGAAGCATCGCGAGAATCATCTCTAGATTGGGAGGTGGAAGTTTCACACGAAAAACATCACGACAATATGGACACGTGCAGTGGTGCTCTGCCCACTTGTCTATACAGTGTTTGTGAAAGGTGTGTCCGCATCGGAGTCGAGTAGGTGCAATCATGTCTTCGTAACAGATAGAACATTCGTTCATTGTTTAATCATCCAAATCATATCCTTTCACGTGACGCGATGCATAGCATTCGTTTGCCCAATGGCTAGAACGCCCACAACGGTAGCACGATCCACTTTGTTTGGAGTAGACGGGTCTACACGAGTGCTTGTTAAACTTTGTCATACTCTCAAACTCGCTGTGGCAGTCTTCGCACTCATAAACAACGAGTTCTTCTACGTAACAATTCTTCGCAAAATGACCTGTTTCGCCACACTTGAAACATGCGTCCTTTGTTCCGCGAATCTCAGTTTCAAGTGATAACTCTAGATGCTCGGGTAAGTCTATCTGTGTATACGAACCACCACGCACATTCTCCACTCCATACTTCTTCATCAAGTCCTTAGTCGTATTGTTCTCATCATGTGCGTCTTTGACTGGACGCACTTCTAGAATTTTGACTGGCTTGTATTTGGACGTCCAAGAAGAACCCCTGCCGGATTTGTGTTCTTCATAGCGTCTGTTTATGTCGGCTGTCTTTCCGACATAATACTTGCCTCCTTGAAGTTGAAGTATGTAGAGTTCCTCCATTTTACTACGAGATACCTGGATTACACTCTCATACTACAAGTCCATTTTTAAAGCTTCCCACAATACAATATGAAGGGCGGTGTTGTCCCCGAACGGTTAGCAGGGTTTGAGGAACGTCTTACTCGTGTGCGTGAGGGGCTTCCTGGTTTTCCGCTTCAGTCGCAACACGAAGGAAACTGTGCAAGCGATGCGATTCAAATTGTCTTGTTCTTTTCGGATGGAATTGGTAGGCGATTTGCGAGACAGGCGATTCGCGAGTATAACGAGATACGTCCGAACATATACAATGAGGATTGGATTACAGACCAGTTGAGACAAGTTCAGGCAGGTCCCAATATGTTTGAAGAACTTGGAGACATCTATGCGAGAATAACGACAATTCGCTATTTGCGAATGATTGATGAATATGAACGTCGTGTGCAACCCGCTGGGTTGGGGTTGGCTCGTACGGAAAGTGAAGGTCCGAATATAGGTCGTGTGACAACTCCCATCGGAGTTGTTTGTTCGAGTGTGTTTGCTGTTGCGAACACGCTTACCGCGTCGGAGGAACGAAGGAGACAACGTCCTGACCTTCCAAGACAACCGACAGACATCCTAAATCTTCCACCCGGACGAAACGCATACTATGGATATAGTGAAACAAATTATGACCCTATCGTAAATCGTGTATTCGAAAAAGTAGCTCCTGGAGCAAGATTAGTGAGTGGACACCTATCAGGTCGGGAACAACAAAACGCACAGGGTAGTTTTCGAGGCATATATCGACCTACCGCTCTTACACCCGAATTAGAAAGAATGGTTGGCGTTCAGCTGTTCTTCATGGAAGAAAGTGGTCGACGTGGATTTCATACACTTTCATTGTTCAAACATGGGGGGATGTGGCACATTGGCGATAATGAAGTTGGCATTGCGATTCCTCTACACGGCATTGATACTCGACACATTTTGAGTCACCGGTTTTCATTTGTAGCAACCGCGATGCCTAACCCCGAAATACAACTGGGGAGACCGATGTATAGGTATGTAAGGACATACTACAGTCACACTATAAATAGGAATGGCACTCTACAAGAACCCGGTACGCAATTAGGAGTAGCCAATTATTTCTTAACTTCACAGACCAGTGGAACGTATGCACATTCGTATGAAAATGTCGGGGGTCCTAATCTATTCCCAATGCCACGCAAATACTTTATTCCTCCTCCTGGAGAAGCCGATGTATGGTATACTCCAGAACCCGCTGAACAGCCTTATGAGCAACGAATTTTTGAACCATCTACAGGACGTGGGGAACTACAACCCATTCCCCAAGAAGAAGAGGAGGAGGAGGCACAATTGGAGCTTAACATAGCGGCCGCTGCTGCGGCAGGAGCACCCGTAGCTCACGGATTTGTTGGACTACCTCCAGCGGTAGATCCAGGTGTCTTAGGATTTGCTGCAGCGAGAGCAACGGGACGCGCAGCAGCATTGCGTGAGGCAGCACCGCCAGCACTTCCGACAGGATTTGGATTTCCAGGCACAGAAGCAGCAGTGGCACCTCCACGTCCAGTGGCAGCAGCTCCACCCGCGGGACCATTTGGATTTGTAACTGGTCGACCGGCAGCAGCACCTGTACCAGAATCAATAGAGAATGAGATGAGTCGTGTAATCGTTACAGGTGGACGAATTACAATGAGACAAGTATCTACAGGTAAAACAGAGGTTTACACCATTTTAGGAGGAAACAATCGTGACGTAACGATTCAGCGAGTTGGAGGCACAAAGGTAAAAACCGCAAGAGTTCTACCTTTGGGCACTGTGTCCGATATTGTATTTGTTTTACCAAGTGGACGGACGGTTCCTATTCAACCAGTAGCACCTACACCGGCACCCGCGGGGCCTAAAGTATCAACTATGAAATCGGATCCGTTTGGTATGGCAAATATAGCCAGAAGATTTGGATCGCTAGATGCCGCGAAAGAGGCAGCAATAAAAAGACGAGTGGCAGCAGCACCAGCAGAAGCAGAAGCGGCAGCAGCAGAATCAGAGAGGAGAGCCGCAGAGTATGCCTATACGGTGGCGAAGGCAGCAAAAGAAGCCGAGGATTTTGAGAAACAAAAGGCAAAACTGGTAGCGGCAAGGGAAAAGCAGTATGAACGAAGAGCAGAATCTGAAGCAAGGGCAAAAGCAGCCGCAGCAACCTCACTCTTCCCACCACGACCTCCGACTTTCTATCCGGATCAATCCTATCGTGGTCCCGGACTTGGAGCCTCTTTACCGCCAGCTGTATCAAAGTTTACAATGCCACGAGTGGGCGAAGTCATTCGGATAAGAGCAAATGGAGTTACAGAGAATTATACGCTTACCGGAATCGCCAATGGTATTATGACTGTCCGATCGGGTAGTGCGGCTGGAGGTTCAACAACACTGAACTTCCGTCTCGCTAAACCAGGTGAAGTTTCTCCTTACCAACGTGTTATCGCTGAACCAGGGACGACTTCTGTGTATGGGAAATATCTACCCGATGGTATTACAGAAACCCTTGTCCTTGTTCCACCTTCCGGCGGCCGTCGGAA